AATGCAAGTACTAACCAAACAATTTTATCGGGTGCGGGTACTTCAAAGGCAACTGCTGAAAGTTATATTTACACTGTGCCGGGAACAATTTCTGGACAGCCTCTAACCACAGGAACCAAATACTACGTTACCTCTACAGGCACTTTTTCAAGTTCGGCAGACACGCCAAGCGTTAATGCAGGATTAGCAATTTCAACAACATCATTATTACTAAATGGAGACTCGTAATGAGCCAAACTATAACTAGAAATGACGGCAACGTAAGCGTTTATGTATTTGACGACAGCGTTAATGTCGATCTTTCAGCAACACCTAACGCGACTGTGCGTAACAACGGCGGCAACGATTTTGACATCGGTGATTTAAATGCCAGTAATGCAACTCTGCACACAGGCGTAACTGCTCCAGATGGATGGGTCGGTGGTAAGCACACCTATGACGGCAGCTCTTGGGGCGATGTAGCCGGATGGGTAGACCCCGCAGCGGGTATGCTTGAGCAGGACAAGGTACGTTATGCAGCTAATGCCACCTACAGCTCTACTTTTACCGATGCGGTACAAGCTGAAATAGACCGTATTAAAGCTCTGTAAAGATGACCAATGAATATTTATATTCTGGTGTTGATTATCGGAGGGATTGCCGCAGTATCTGATTGTGCTGATGGCGGCTTGTGTTTCCAAGAAAAAACTACCTGTGAGACATTCGCACAAAGAATAATTCTCAACTCGGTAGACACGAACATAACCGCTATGTGCAAAAGGATCGAGAGTGATAGGTGAAGCGTTACTAGCAATAAAAGCCTTGGATAGTGCATTTGTCATGGTTCAAGGCGCGATTGCTAAAAAGAAAGAAGTTGAAGACATGGCTGGAGAAGTAGGCCGTTTCTTCACTGCCAAGAAGAAAGTTGAGGAGCATATACAAAAAGCTCGTCAAGCGGGTACTGATGATTTGATGGTAGGCAGTGCATTAGAGGAAGCCATAACCATTGACCAACAGGAAGAACGTATCGAAAAAATGATGGATAAGATACGGGATCATTACTCCCGCAAAGGCCAAACGCATCGCTGGGTTAAAATTAAAGCTGAAGCGGCTAAAATTGAGAAAAAACGAGCTGTTAAAAGAAAACAAAAAGTAGCGGCTCAAAGAGAAGAAGACATGCTAATCAAACAGTTAGCAACAGTGTTTGCATGTATAGTAGGCACGGTTATTTTTATCTTTGGCGCAGTGTTTTTAATTTTTGGATTAGGTGGCGAGTAATGAAACTAGACCCTGTACTGCTTAACATGGCGTGTTCTTGGAGTATGAAGGCTTATGACGATGAAAACAAAAAGTCTATAAAGATAGAAAGCCGACTTACTTCTACTACGGTCTATATAGCCAAGCGTAAATCCATAGATGTAATTGCTTTTAGGGGTACACAACAGGGTCGGGATTGGCTAACTGATGCTATGGTTATACCCATCCCTTACGCAGGAAGGTTATGTCACGGGGGTTTTGTAGCTGCTCATGCGTCAGTGTGGCGTGAAGTTAAAAAACACTTGGATATGAAGAAACGTACCTTGGTCTGTGGGCATAGTCTTGGTGGTGCGTTAGCAGAGCTAACTGCGGCTAAGTTGTGGAAAAAACACCCTAACCTCAACCTTATTACCTTTGGTAAGCCAAATACGTTTTTTAAAGGTTTTAAACGTCCTATGACGTTAGACAAACAAATTTCCTGTGTGGCTGGCTCTGATATGGTGGCTCGTATACCCCGTATTTGTTACGGCCCGTCTAAGTCACAGACAATGCTATACTTTGCTAATAACGGGGAAGACTTAATTGACCCTGATAAACAAGTACGTGACGAAGACAGAGGTGGGCTAAAAGACCGAATTACTGACCACTTTATGGAAGGCTATAAAGAACGGTTAGAAGGGTTCTTAGACAACCAAGACAAAGAACTTAGTGAAGAAGAAGTGAAAGAATTAAAAACACTTATTGATGAGGCTGAAGATGCTTAGAATTGCTGCGTTATGCGTGTTAATGGCTGGGTGTTCGGTATCCGAAGACATGATAGCCAACAAAGAACTATACTGCTCCGGGGTGTACAAAGGCATACGGGCTGTAGGGCGCGTCACTACTGAAGTCACTACAGGTATTAGGATTCCTGACGTGTGCGATACGATTGACGAAATCGTGGAGGAAGACTCTACGGGAAAGTAATTAACGAACTAGAGGCACTTATAAAAGTGTATTTGCTAATACAATGAAATTCGGTGGACTACTTAAATCTCTTGCTCCTACTATAGCCAGCGCAGCAGGTGGGCCTATGGCGGGTATGGCAGTTAAAATGGCTGCACAAAAACTAGGCGTACCCGAAGCTACTGCTAACGAAATAGAAGACTTAATTGAGCGAGAGCCAGAGAAAGCGGTGCTTCTCAAGGAAGCAGACAATGACTTTAAAGACCGTATCCGAGAGATGGAAATTGATCTGGAGTCGTTTAAAACCGAAGTAGAAGACAGGCAACACGCGAGAGAAACTTTCAAAAACGATTGGACACCGAAAGTGTTTGGGATATTGGCGTTACTGTTATACGGAGCCTATGTAATGGCTGTAACTATTATGCCCCACGATCAAAATGACGAAACCATAATTAGCTTGGTATTAGGCCAGCTATCAGGGATTCTGGGGACTATGGCAGCTTTTTGGTTCTCTGGGTCTAGTACGAAATGAGTAACATGAAAAAATTAATTGCCATGCTAAAGCGCCATGAAGGTGTGGAAACTCATGCTTATGAGTGTTCTGAAGGAAAAATTACTGTTGGGGTAGGTAGGAATATCGACCAACGGGGCGGCATAGGGCTGTCTGAAGACGAAGTAGAATACTTGCTTGAGAACGATATTGAGCGTGTTATCAAGGAGTTAGCAGAAGAGTACTCTTGGTTTAACTCACTAGATGATGTACGTAAAGATGCAATGATTGACATTGGCTTTAATCTTGGAGCAACAAGATTGAGAGGTTTTAAACGTGCTCTGGCGGCTATGGAATCAGGAGATTATGCGGAAGCTGCTACTGAGTTCCTAGACTCACGTTGGGCTAAACAAGTGGGTGGTAGAGCATTAGAGCTTACTGACTTAATTAAAACAGGGGAATACGTGGAGTAGTTATGCCACTTAAAAAACTTCAATTAAAACCGGGAGTTAACCGCGAAAACACTCGTTACACTACAGAGGGTGGGTGGTATGAGTCTGATAAAGTCCGGTTTCGTCAGGGTATGCCTGAAAAGATTGGAGGGTGGGAACGTATTTCAGCAAACACGTTTTTGGGGATATGCCGTTCACTTTGGAACTGGATTACATTAGGTAAACAAAACCTCGTAAGTGTAGGGACACACCTTAAATATTACATAGAGCGTGGTGGTGGGTACAACGACATTACACCTATTAGAGAAACTACAGCAGCAGGAGATGTAACCTTTGCTGCCCTTAATGGTTCCCCTACGCTCACTGTTTCAGATACAGCTCATGGGGCTGTTGTAGGTGATTTTGTTACTTACTCAGGTGCGGTGAGTTTGGGGGGTAACATAACAGCGGCTGTGCTTAATATTGAGTACGAAATAGTCAGTGTGGTTAACGATGATTCCTACACCATAACCGCTGCGGTCAGTGCTAGTGCAGGAGATACAGGCAACGGTGGAGCTTCTACAGTAGGTGCATATCAACTAAACACAGGGTCAGCTACAGGTGTACCGTTTACTGGTTGGGGTGCAGGTACATGGGGGCAAGGTACTTGGGGTAATGGTGGTATAACTACTTCTCCTATTAGGCTTTGGAGCCAATCAAATTATGGAGAAGATTTAGTATTTGCTTACCGTGGTGGGCCATTATGTTATTGGGCGGCAAATACAGGGGTATCAGTACGAGGCAAAGTAATTAACACTACTAATTATCCTTCGTCCACCGATGTGCCTTCTATTACTAATTTTGTAACAATTTCAGATATTTACCGTTTTGTATTTTGTTTTGGTGCTAACACTTTGGGTACAGCAGTCCAAGACCCTATGCTTATTCGGTGGTCAGACCAAGAAGATGTGTTTAACTGGACTCCTTCAGCTACTAATTTTGCTGGGAGCCAACGTCTTTCTCGCGGCACAGAGATTATAACTGCAAGGCAAGCAAGGCAAGAGGTGTTAGTTTGGACAGATGCCGCTTTGTACTCTATGCAATATGAAGGTGGAGATGCCGTGTGGAGTGTTCAGTTACTCGGAGATAATATTTCTATTGCAAGTCAAAATGCTACTGCGTATGCAGGAAGTACAGCTTATTGGATGGGTAAAGATAAGTTTTACAGGTATGACGGTACGGTAATGACACTACCTTGTAATGTTAAACGTTATGTTTTTAATGACATAAATACTGAGCAATTTAATCAAGTAGCAGCCGGGACTAATGAAGGATTTAATGAAGTATGGTGGTTTTATCCGTCTGCTGGAGAAACTACGAATGACCGTTATGTGGTGTATAACTACCAAGAAAATGTGTGGTATTACGGCACGTTAGCTAGAACCGCATGGTTGGACTCAGGATTGCGAGATAGACCCATAGCCGCTACATACAGCAACAACTTGGTAGACCACGAGAAAGGCAACGATGACAAACAAACAGGTGTGACGGCTGCTATTACTGCTTCTATTACTTCTTCTGAGTTTGATTTGGATGACGGGCATAGTTTTGTGTTTATAAGCCGAATGCTGCCTGATGTGACTTTTGACGGCTCCAGTGCAGTAAGCCCAGCGGCTACTATGACTATTTCGCCTATGTCTAATTCAGGATCAGGGTACAACAGTCCATTGTCTGAAGGGGGTGATGCAGCAGGTACGGTAACACGGTCAGCAACAGTGCCAATAGAGCAGTTTACAGGTCAAGTGTATTTACGTTTACGTGGGAGGCAAGTAGCTTTTAAAATGGAGTCTACAGCAGAGGGAGTGGCATGGCAGTTAGGTTCTCCACGATTAGATATGCGGCCTGATGGTAGACGGTAATGCCTACGTCAACAGATAGCACGAGCCGAGTAGTTGCGCCAGCTTTACCCACTGGCCCAGAAACATACAGTAAAGGGTATATAGATCGTTTTAATAATATATTACGTCTATATTTCAATCAGTTAGACAACGCATTGAGGAACGCTGTGGCAAATACAGTCCCCTATAATTTAAGAGTTGCCCAAGGCCAAGTGTCAGGGGCTACTGCCTTGTACCAATTTGGCTTTAATGCTGATGTAGATATTACTGAAGAAACCGTGTGGTCAGAGGGGGGTAATATTACCTACCCCGGTGCAGCAGGAGAGGTGTATATCTCTAGCAGTGACACTAATGATGTAGCCACCACAGGTACTGGAGTGCGTACTATTAAGGTACAGGGTCTGGATGCTAATTACTTGCAGATTGAAGAAGACATTGCAATGAACGGTCAAACGCAGGTAATTACCACTAAAGAATATCTAAGGATATTAAAAGCTTATGTACTTACTGCTGGATCAAATGGGGGGAGTGCAGGGACAGTTTATGTTGGCACAACAGGGGCTACAGCGGGTGTACCCCCTACGGTGTATGCTAGTTTTGGTGACTCCAACCAGACGCAAATGGCTGTCTACACTGTACCAGCAAGTAAGACCCTGTACATAGACGAGATAGCGTTTACCGCAGCCATAGCTTCAGCTACTAATTCTGCAACTGTTAAACTCAAAACACGAGAGAACGCTACTAACGCATTTAGAACACGGTTTATTCAAGTGTTGGAGAGCAATACTACAGTAGCACCGTTTGCATATCCCTTGGCTATACCAGCAAAAACAGACATTGAATGTCGCGCCATAGCGACTACAAACAATAATCAGATAAGCGCCTCATTTGAAGGCGTGTTGATAGACGGGTAGATATGGCTGACGATTCTGACATAGTAGAACTAATAACTACGGGTACACGAGGAGGGGGTGGTAGTAACTATTCTCTTGACACTCCTTCTGTAGCACAAAACGCTGCCCGTGGAGATCAAATAGATTCTCAGTATAGAGCTATAATGGCTGAAGGTGCAGAAGCAGAACGCGCTGTAGATTGTGCAGCAAAGGGAGGTGAGTATAATTATGAAACTGGGGAATGTGTTGTTTCTACTTTAGGAGCAAATGTTTCTATTAGTGGTGCTGACGCTATCCAAGATTATTTAAATCAAATGGCTAATGACAAAGCATTTGGTGATTTAGTACAAAAGGCGGGTCTTGCTCAAACAACCACCCAAGGTTTTGCCCAAGCATCCGATCAAACCAGAGCTTCTTGCGCTGCTATGGGGAAAGACTTTGATCCTGTATTCCAAGTTTGTATACCTAAAACATCAAGTGACGGTATTGGTGGGGCAGTAGGTCAAGCAGCAAAGAAGGTAGAAGACATTCTTACTACAGTAGTTGGGGGCATAAGTAGCGTCACTGGAATAGATGGTTTAATTGATAAAGCAGGAGAAGGTATAGCTGATGTAGTAGGAGGGATTGTAGGGACATTAGTTCCGGGTTTTGATGCAGATGTAGTTATAAACCCCACTGGAGGGGTAAGTGCTACTGTTACAGCTCCTAATACCAAGAAAAATCCTAACACTACTCAAAGTGGAGTTACCGTAGGCTCAACTTCAAATACACAAGGAGGAACCACCACTGTCTCTGTAGATGCCGGGGATATAGGAAACTTAGTTTTGGGTGGGGGAAGAATTGCAGATGTAGTGGATGTTATTACAGGTGAAGGAACGGAAGGTGGCTATACACAAAGTGATTTAATCCTTCAAGCCGCGTGTGTTGCACAAGGTAAAGAGTACGACTACACATCCGGTATGTGTGTAGATAAACCCGGTAACCAAAAACCTCCTGCCCCCGGTGGTGGTGCGGTCAATCCCGGTGGTGGTGCGGTCAATCCCGGTGGGGGGGATACGCCTCCTTCTGGTGGTAATACTACTGTCACCGTAGGGGGTCAAACGGATGCGGAGTTATGTGCAAGGACAGACTATGCTATAGCCAATCCAGCTAAATGTAGGCCATTTTGGGATCAATGTTCAGATGGTAAGTGGGCACTTAAAGGGAGATGCCCCGATCCTACAACCACAACTCCACCCACAACCACAACTACAGCCACACCTACAGCCCAAGCTGACATTTGCCCTGATGGTACTAAATTAGCAGGTAAACCTGTACCTGCGGATAAGAACTGCGATCCTACAACCACAACTCCAGCCACAACCACAACCACAACCACACCTACAGCCCAAGCTGACATTTGCCCTGATGGTACTAAATTAGCAGGTAAACCTGTACCTGCGGATAAGAACTGCAATCCTACAACCACAACTCCACC